GCTTGATATTGCATGGGACGCTCCATTAAAACAAGTTAGTCACACTCTTGCTCATTCAATTTCAGATCAGGATCTAAGTGATGAATCTGTTCTTAATGCAGCAAGAGACTGGGGTCTTACTGGTATGCTTGAAGATGTTAAGGATACTAAAGGCCAGAAGCAGAAACTAAACCTCCCAATGTTCTTTAATATATTTGTCCCATTAGTTCGTTCTTATGTGACAATCCGTTGGGCTAGAATTTATAATGATCGCCGTCAGTACCCGTTGTTTAAGTATGAAATGGGTAAAAACACTACGACTAATAAGCTTCGGTCAGAGATAATAACTGACAGGGTTCAAGTGATATCAAACCAATATGGGTACAGTGAATTACTGAAACAGTCTATATTCCATATGCTTCATTACGGATGGGCTGCTCAGTTCCCACAAGAAGAGTGGCATTCAGAAAAACAGATTGGCTTAGATGAAGCAGGAGAAGAGGAAGAAAAATATTCTAAAGAAGGAATAAGATATAATCTACCTCATCCTAGTAGAGTATTCCTTGATCAAGCTCACAGACCTACAACATTTAACTCAGACTCCGGTTGTATGTTTGCTGGCTACTGGAGAATCATGCGTTACCGAGACATCCGATCAAACAGTAAGTTCTGGAATACAGATAAAATAACTTACGGAAAAACAAGTGATCTTCTTGGTAGAGCTAGGACTTATTTAGAACTGGTATCTCCTTGTACTATGGAGTTTCCTAAGAGCAGGGCTTCTTTTGGAATTACTGACAGAGAATCAAGCATTGATACTGTATATAATTCAACTGATGATGATAAGGCGGTATTAGTTACAGAGTATTATGAAAAAATTATTCCAAGCGATCATGGCCTTGGCGATTATGACCATCCTGTGTGGTTTCGTTTTTGTTTGGCTAACGACGACACTATTTTGTATGCTGCTCCTATCCCCTATTGCCCGGTTGTTTACTATGCTTACGATCCCCATGAAGGGAAGAGTATTAACTCGTCATTAAGTCTTGAGATAATTCCATTCCAAGATCAAGTAGGTAACTTACTTAGCCAATATCTTTTAAGTGTTAAGCAGAATTTAGCAAACATGACCTTTGTTGATACTGATCAAGTGCCAAAGGATATGATAGACAAGCTACAGAACTGGGGAGAGAAGTTGTTCCGTAGTTTAAACTTTATGCCGTTCTCCTCTAGACAAAACAAGTTTGCCCAGAGTGATGTAAGAGAAGCTTTCACTTCTGTAAGGTTTAATGCATTAGACACTAATGGGATAGTTGGGGCAATGCGTCAGGTTATAGACATGCTGGAGCGTTTACTGGTTATCTCTGCACAAGAAATTGCACAGGTAGCTAGTCATGAACAGACTGCTGAAGAAGTTCGGACGATTGCAGGAACTACAACAACCCGTTTAGCTTTTACCGCATCGGCTGTAGATGACGCAATGCTTGCTTGGAAAGAGCAAGTTTATCGCGGGTTAATGGCGTATGGTGAAGAAGAAGTTTATGCGCAAATTAATTCTGGTTACACGCCAGAACAGATCAATGATCTTGGGTTTACTCTTGAAGAGCAAGACGCAGATAGGTCTGGCCTAGTTGGGGTTCGTGGGCAAAAGACCGCCCTCAGTCTTGATGTTATTGGTAGTTACCGTGATTCAACAGATCGTATATCTGATAATGCTATGGCTGCTGCCTTAACTCAGCTTTACCAAATGGTTGCTAGTGATCCAGAGATCAGGCAGACAGTTGGTATTGATCAAGTGCTTGATGTTATAAATCAAATTGGTGAACAACTAGGGCTGCCGAAAGATTTCAAACTTCAGAAACTAAGCCCAGAAGATCAACCTCAAGGCCAAGCAGGCCAAGGGGATCAGATGGCGGCAGTAGCTGAAGAGATTAGGAACTCAATAATAAATGAGGTAGGCGAGGCTTTACAGCCTTTAGCTGAAAGCACACAGCAAAATAGCACTATGATACAACAAATTGTTAATGCTATTCAGGGTGGGCCACAGCCGCCAAGTCCTCAACAGTATGATACAGATAACCCAATCCCCACTGGAATCCCAGCAGATGCTGGAGATCCAACATTGGCTCCAACAGGGCCAGTGCGCTAAGTTAAAAAAACATATAAAAGGATTGATTGCTTCCCACCAAGAAGCAGCTTCTAGGCTGTTAATTGAATCAATTGCAGACCCCCGCAAAGAAGCAGATGCCAAGGCAGAAGCGGATAAAGCTAGTCAATTGGTGAACTTTTTGACTATATTAACCACAATTGCTTCGGGTCAAATGGAGCTACCTATAACTAAAATTTCTATAGAACAATAATCTTATGAGTGAAATAGCCGAAAGAGTAGAACGACATATGGCGGAAACAGTCTTGCCTTCAATGAAAGTCCTTAAAGCCGCTGAAGCTGAAGGACTGCAAGGCAATGAAGATATAAACAATCCTAAGCCTAAAGAATCAGGGGTTTTACGGGCTATGGATGTACTGTCTCCACCTCAAAGCCAAGAAGAAACACCAGCCGCTACCTCAGAACCCCCACAAGAAAAAGCACCAGAAATTAATGAGCCAGCAGAAGGCCAGAAAACTGAAGAGGTTTCAGATGCGGTGGATAGTTTCATGGATCGCCTAGGGTTTAATAAGCCTAAAGCTAAAGAAGTAAAAGCAGAAGTTGAAGAAGAGCCAGAGGTAGAGCAACAAGAAGAACCAGAGGCAGAGCAACAAGAAGAGCTAAGGGCTGAAGAGGAGCCAGTAAAAGCTAAACGTAAACGTAAAAAGAAAGAGGGAATAGACGCTGAAGATATAAAAGATATCATTAGAACAACGGCAGAGTCAGTTGCACAGAGTTCTGCTTCACCTCAAGAGCCTATTGTTGAGAAAAAAGCAGTTAATGAGATTGAGCTTAAAAATAAAAAAGACTTAGAAGTTTTCTCTGAAATGGAGAAAGACTCTAAGTATAAAGGTATACGAAATAAGCATTTAGATTACCTCACTAAACTGTCACAGTATAAGACAGAATGGTTAAAAGATAATCCGTCTGGAAAATTTTCTCTTGATGACATAGAGCATGAGGATTTCATTTCAGGAAATCAGCCGTCTTACGACATTAATGATTTCACTGATGCAAGGATTACTGTTAAGGCTCGCAGTTTAATACAAGAACAGGAGCGTTCTTATCGTGACCAAATTGAAGAGCTTCGTTCTTCTGTTGATGAAGGCAATATGAAGGAGGAGCTTCAAGCTGCATCTAATTCCAGTGTTGCCGAAATAGTTAAGATAGCAGACGAAAGTTACTTGAAGGTGGTTCAAGATGGGGGCGGTGATGCCCTCAAAGACTCTGACCCTGTGGCTCACGATGTGCTTAATGAAGTTTTATCTAGTAACGAGAAAGCTTTGTATGAGCTTGAGAAGCTGACTCATCCTTCCAAAAAGTTTAGATTAAATATAAACAATGAAACCCATAAGAAGCTGATAGACTTTGCTATACAGAAGGAGAAGGATATTTCTAACCTTCCTTTAAACGATCAAATGCATCAAGGCAAAAGGTTTGCTACAACACAACAATGGCAATCAATGAACGAGACGCAGCGATTAAGTTACTGGCGTATACAACCAGAACACATTAAAGCAATGTATATATCAGATGTCGGTCAGGACGCTAAAAACCGCATTGATAAGCAGCGTGAAGTTTTTGACAAGTACGTTCAGCATAAGTCTGGGCAAAAAAGTTCCCCGAAGAAAAATGAGCAACCTAAACCCGCCCAACAAAAACGGGTTAAAACTAACCCTCCGTCAACTGCGGGTGAAGCAGTAACTGCCACAGGGGGCAACCCTGCTGCAACTGTAGATTTAGGTGATGGGAAAAATATGAGTAAACGTCTATGGGGATGATATACTCTCTCCATCAAACAGAAGTTTCTGTTTAAAGAAAAAGGATAATTATGGCTTCAGGCGATACAGTGCCGGGTATATCAAGTGGCTCGGCTTTTAAAGAAAACAACGATCCAAGTAGTGTAGCTATTTGGAATAACTACGACTCATGTGGAAGCATGACACGGGCTGATGTAGGTCTAGCAGAGTCTGCCGACCTTGATGCAATTTTCACCGACTCAGGTGGAACCAACAACATGGGTAACTTTGCCAGATACCGCGACATGGAGAGCCTTCTGGTGACTCAGATGGAGCTTAAAACTTGCGGTCAGCGTCAGTACGGCATGTATGATTGGTTGATGTCTGGTGCTAAATCAATGGGAAGCGGGATCACTAAGCGAAGCGTTTCTGGTGGGGTCAGCGAAATTGAACCATTTATCTTGGCGGCACAAAAAGACACAATTAAAGATAATTATTGGGTTGTAGATAGGTTGCTAGATCACCAATACAAGTTTGAAACAAGTAACAGCACCAGCTCGCTTACTTTAGCACCGGGTGGCGCAAAAACTCATGACCCTGCGCTCTCAGCTACAGTAACTGCTGCTGGGGGTCAATTTGTTATTCGCCTTAAAGGATCAACTACTAATCAAAACTTAAACCTAGCTTACTTTAAGCCGGGAACCACGATTAACTATTTTTCTAAATCGGGTAATACTGGTGCTGCATATAGGGTTGCCTTTAAAATAGTATCTGCTATTACAAATACTCAATCTAATGTAGACTACATTGATGTTGGGGTTAAGTACCTTAGCGGATGGGGTGCTGGCGTAGACATTGGATCAACATTTGCTTTCGGAGACGGAACTCATGCTTCCAAGATTGGCGCATATGACACAGGAGGTTCTGGTGTTTGTGTTCTTGGAGCTAACAATGTTAACGACTTTGAAAAATGGTGTGAACAGCGTCCTGTTCTTAACACAAGAAAGCATGTGCCTTTCTGGTATCAGACATCTCGCCATACTCTTTGTGTATCAGAGTTTTATAAAGAGTGGCTAGAGCGAATGATGAGGACAAACGCCTACTTTAATAAGTTTGGTGATGTTTCACTTGCAGAGCGTAATGCTCAGTTAGGATTACTTCATCAGAAAGAATGGGTTAACTCATTCTTTTGGGGTCAGCCTATCAGTAGCAAGCAAACTCTTGCTGACTACAAAGAGCTAGAAGTTAT